TAATGTACCAGCAGCACCAGCACCTAATAAAATTCCTCCCATATGTTTCTTTGCAAACTGACCCATACTGAATAAACCTTTTCCTAATTTACCTTGTGAACTAAATTCTTTTTGTTTTGTATCTAATGAACCTTGTTTTTCTTTTTTCTCTTTTTCCCATCCTTGTTGTTCTTCTTGTGAACCTTTTCCACTTTGAAGTAATTGATCTAAGTTTGCTATTTTATTGGTTAATTCATCTATCTCATTTTTTTGTTCTTCATATGAAGATGCTAATCCTTTACTTTTATTTACAACATCTGTAAAGATTTTACTTACAACAAAACCTCTAGATAATGCACCTGTGAACATTTGCATACTTGTCCGTGAATCTTTTAATGATGCTCTAAGTTTAATATTTTCTTTTATCCTTTGATCGTCTAGAGCTCTTAGTTTTTCCCTATCTGCCATAGTCATATGGAAACTCTTATTTTCCTCAGATCTTGCTTTATTAGTTTTCTTTATAAAGTCATTTTGAGTCTTCATATGCTTGAGTAGTTCTTTAAGGACTTTGTTTATTTCTTTAGTAACATCAAAATCATCATCTTCTCTATCATCTTCTGCACTCATAATCTTTTATATTCCTTCTAGTTTAAAAAGATTTCTTGGATCTCATGGCGTTATTTTCTTTACGTCTCTCATCTATTAGGAATGATATCAGTTTTCTCATGTATGAAATTGGTTGTTTATCAACAGTAGCCTTATCCCACCCAAATTCTACAGCGCAGATATAGTAGATTGTGAATCTATTTCGTTCTCTGGTATCAAGTCTGTGAAACTCTCCACCCAATCCCCTAGATATTTCACTAAAGGGTAGTCTTTCATGACCTCCTTCATGATTGTATTTGCCTGCTTAGACTTTAAGTTTCTTATAGCAACTGCATCGTTTACAGCGAATGGTGCTTTTCTTAGAACTTTTAATAGTATCTCAAATCTGTATCTTGAGATATCTACTTTTGGTTTACCAACATCTGAAAAATCTATAGAATTTTTAAGTATTGCATCTAACTCACCATATGTGATATCATCTTCATACTCAATAGATTCTGTAACTCCTTCCCATTCTATTTCAAAAGACTTTATAGCCACGATTTAAATACAATACAGTAATTTATAAACCTATTGGTTTAAGCATTTATTGCTGTGATTTTTGCACGTTTAATTTGCCAGTTAATCTCTTCAAATACTGGTTCGACTGGTTCTAATCCACTTACACTATGATCGTTGAATCCTAATCCAAATCCTTCTATTTTAATTGTTTTTGGACTTGATGCACCATTTGTAAAGAATAATTCAAATTCTGGACTTCCACCTATTGTCTCTGCATAACTTGTACCTTTAAGTTGTGTGAATAATTTATCAATAGCATCATCGTTTTTAAATGCTGCTCTAAATCTACCTGTAATATCTAAACTTCTTTTAATACCAGCTACAGATTGTTGTGAACCTAATTCATACAACAAGTCACTATTCTGTGTGAATGTTAAGTCAACATCTTGTAATTCTGCTATTGGGGTTGAAGGACTTGCAGAAGATCCTAATTTTAATGAACCATGTGCAAAAGTGAAAGGTAATGAATTTTCTGTTGAATCATCTGAGAAATGACTGCTTGTATTACTTGGTACGTCTTCTTTTCCATATATTATATCAGCAGTACAATCAACTGTACCACCTATTGTAGTTGTTAATGCTAATGAGTTTGCTACACATCCTTTTAATGTTCTAACCATATAGTCAGTTTCACCATTAAAACCTATTTCAGTTGTAAATGAACTTCCTATAAGAGTTTTATTTGCTGCACCTTCAGTGTTACTACCATAAATGTATGGGTTACTAGATGTACCGTTTGGGCTACCACTTGGTGCTCCGTATATTGATTTAAAAATATGATGTGATGTTGTATCTCCAAGCACAAAGTTAATTCCTAAACTACCAGATTGTGTACCATAAGCAAAAGAAGTTGGGTCTACTTGACCTAATTTACCTAAACTCATTTTATTATGATTTAAAGTAAGTGAACTTACTGCAGTTCTTTGACCAAAGGAATTGGTAATAGAGCCTGCTGAACCACCGAATGTTGATTCATAGCCATAATTAACATATGCATATGCACCTGTGCGTACCATATAACTGTTGGTGCATGTTCGTATTTAAAGATTACTTATGGGTTTGTCTTTCTTATTGATATGGTCAATATATGATTGAACATATTACGCATGAACTGATTTCTTGTATATGATGAAATTACCCTTAAATCTGTATAATCTGTACCACCTCTTATCTGGTCTGTTATAATTTTTATAGCCTCCTTGACAATATCATTATGTCTCTCATCATCTTGATAAGTTCTTATATCTAGGTCTATGGTTACATCGTGCCAGTGATCTGTTCCATATAGGCTGAAATAGTTGACTTGTTCTGATTTTGGTGTTACTATAATTTGGTCTCTTCTATCATCTATGAATCCAGTAGATCTCTTTTCCCATGCCTTGTTTATCTCTGGTGTCTGACCAGCAGACCAATTATTATTAAGTAGGTCTATTACTGTCGTTGCTGCATCATATTGGAAAGAACTCAAAATTTACCACTCACATACTCCCATTTTTGCGTCCATTTAAATTTAACATTAACCCATTTTTCGTTTTTACTAAATGTACCTTTACTAGGTCTCATCTTATGTGTTATCATATGCCATTCATGATCAGTTAATTCTGCTGGTTTTCTTCCTACATACCATATTTTTCTTGCAACTCTAAAGGATATAGAATCTATTAAATCTTTTTTTTGTGTAGCTGTAATTGTTTGAACTTCAGTTCCTCTCCACATATTATACTCTTGTGCCCAATTTTTTACTTTTGATTTTTCTACCCACTCTGCTATTCTATGCATATCAACTCTTGTTTTTGGCATTATGTAATTTCTATAATGTTCTGGTAATTTTTCTTCTGGAAATTGACCACTCTTTTTAGATATTGCAACATCTGGAGGTTCATCATATATGTTTTCTTTTGGTTTAAACATTGCTTCTAATCTATCAGCAAGTTCTAATAAACCTGAAACATTACTTAACTGAACGTCATCTACACCAGTTGGTGTATTTATTTTTAATTTATTACCTCTTCTTCTTGCAGAAAAACCTCTGTCTCTCAATAACCTTGCTGACTTTGTCAGAAAATACTGTTGATAATTCATTATACCACCGTAAATATTTCCCTACGGTTTTCAATACACCTTTCGATATCATCTTCCCATTTTTGTTTGGTTTCAGATGTATTAGTCATACCACCAGTAGGAAGTTCGTCCATTCTGAAACTTGTATTCATAATTTCTGTACAAGTCATTTTAATTATTGCATCTGTAATATCTAATGGGATTTCTGTATCACCAGCAAAATTCTCTCCACCGTATCTATAAGTTACTCTTACTCTATTTTTTCTAAGTATTGAAAATATGTATCCTCTAAGGAAAAGTTTACCTCTTTCATATTCAACATCGTACCAATGAGACTGACCTAAAACATTATCCCAAGATCCACCACCACCATTCCATACTTCTATTTTATCTCCTTGATCTGTATCAAATTCATAAATATGTCTGTGTTTTAAAAATATTGGAGTACCCCATCCATAAGTATATAATAATGGTAAATCGTGAACTTCTCTTGTAATTTTTTTTGATCTCCAAGCATGTCCTACTCTTCTGTCAAATTCATCTTCTTTTCTATTAATTATTTTTTCAACCTGTGCTTTATTAGGAGTTGTATTAGATGTTATAGGAACCCTTAAATAGTCAGAAACATCACCTACAGTACAATATGTTGTTGCCATGTATAGAGTAATTACTCTTCGTATTTAAATTTACTTAAATACTACTGTATATTCAGCATTACCTGTGATATCTGCAAATATACCATCTTCGAATCTTCTATTAATGCCTACATATGTTCCTTGCTGTTCTGAAAATATAGTGAATTCTGCAGCACCACTTGAGGAAGTACCATTCTTAAATACACATTTAGAACCAGATGAACCTGTTTTTGAGACATATACATTAACTATGACTCCATGTGCACCTTTTATTGCTGTATCTGCATTAAATGATATCACATTATGATTTAATTCTACCATGACTTATAACATAATTACGAATATATAAGGATTATGCCTCATAAAGAAAAAAAAGTCGGCTATTTTGGACTCTAGTAGCCTATGACTAGGAATTCGAATACTTTATTTGCAATAGAAGTTGAGTTTGCTACTTCTGCAAATACTGCACCTGCTGAACCACCTACGGAATAGAGTTTGATTTTCTCATTAGTTTTGTCATATTCTACTTTGTATAGTGAATCTGTAAATTCAGGTATCACTGAAACGAGTGTAGAAATTCTTCCCTCT